CCCAGATGCCAGAGTCCCAGTTATAGGACTGCGTGACGCTGCCTGTCGGGGTACCGTAGGTGTTCAAGTCACCAGTATCAAAGTCCAGTGCCAGTGACAACCTGGTATCCGGCTGCGTGGTTGCCTGCATGACAGGACGAACCAGCTTGAAATGCTTGAGGCTTGTAGGGTCGTCCAGATAACTGAACGCGGAAAGGAACTCCCCGGACACTGCACCGCCACCAGTACCATCCAGCTTTATGGCATCCTTGGTGACCGTGCTGCCCGAGGTGTACACACAAACCCGACCATCCGCAGTGCCAAAATAGACAAGCCCTGCCATCACCGACAGGCAGGTTGCCGGAAGGTCAAATGCCGTCCACGCCCCCGTAGTGGTGTTCATGACAAACTGAACATCCGAGGTGGTGCTGGTAGGTGGGATAACTACCCACAACATCTGCAATGCAGGTACATTGTGGATCTCCCACTCGAATGCCTGCCCACCCTCCCGCGCCACGATCAACCTGTTCAGCGTCTTGCTGATGTTGCGGCTTAACGCACTCTCGAACAGCGACTCCTGCGCAGCACCCTGTACAACCTTGCTCAACGGGATCAACCCGGAGCGGGTGAGCATGACAACATCCCCACCAAGGTCAACACTGGGAACCTTGCCGACTGGCTCTGAAACGTAAAATATCGACACCAACTGCCATGTTTCCGTGTCAGACGGGTCATTACCACTGTAAATGGCGATCTCTCCCATGCTGGTGCGGAACACCAACATGTCGTCCATCCCCGCGCCGGTATCCAGGCTCCAGGAAGCGATCTCGACGAGGTTGCCGCCCTTGGGGAAAATTCCCCCCATCGGAAACTCCTCCAGCACACCGGCAATAGCGTCCGTGGGGAAGTACCACGCGCTCAATGAATCCTTCTCGATGCACCAGATGCGGTTCTTGAACAGAAGCGGGGAAACGATGTCCGCAGGGGCAAGCCCGTCAATCTCGCCGGGGTTGACCGGGGTGGCATCCGCAACGAACGACGCCCAGGCAGTCCCATTATAGAAGCACGCGGCGTCCACACCGTTGGCAGCGATCAGGTACGCGCCACCGGCGTTGGTTATCTGTGTGTACTGCAACAACCCGCTGGTCAGCGCATGTGCGTTGGCGGGGGCCACAGGATAGTTTGGATCCGTGCTGGTCGTCACATCATAGATGCCTGCGTTGGTAGCCGCGAACATCTCATACCCACCATCCGGTGAAGCATAGACCATCAACCGTGAAACAGCCTCGTCAATGCCTGTCACATGCTCCTGATATCCAGACCGGATGTCCACGGAGCCATTGTTGGGGAACAGGTTAAGCATCTCCACACAGAACCCTGATGGCATGTTGGCCAACGGATCTGTGTCATTGATGCCCTTGGTAGGAGCCGCACCACTGACAACGGTACTGATCTGCCTACGACCTTTCGCCATCGTCAGATACCGAACCCGGTGTCAGGTACATTCTGCCAACCAACCAACAACGGGCCGGGTGGCGGGGATAGGTTGATAACCGGAGCACCCTGCGTATTAGACTTCTCACTCGACAGAAGGTAGTTGAACTCCTCTGCCAGAACCGTCGTGTCAAGACCTTTAGCAGCCCAGTATTTCAGCTTTAACCCTGCAATGAGCAACCTGCGGTCGAACTGAGGGATGTCCCCCGGCAGGCTGATCTTGTAGTCGTAGGTCACAGGGCTGCTGTCATACATGCGCACCCAGTTCTTGCTGATGTAATACAGGTCGAACGTCGTGCCAGAGGCAGGCGTAGGATAAACCGCGTAGGAGTCGTTCAGTATGCGGTACTGGTAGAACACACCCGGTGCCACAATGCCGTACTGATCCCATGCCCAGAGCTGCGGGCTAACCGGGCCTTGCATAGGCCGATTGTCACTCGCAGACCACTGGGTTTGGTTCACTTGCCTGCCGAAGTCAGCAGGAAGCGCGAAGTTGGTGGCGGATCCATCCCCTGTAAAAGTCTGCACCCTCTCCAGGTTCTGCCAGTCATGCGCACGACAAAGCTCGTCCCCCAAGGAGTTGAGCAGCCCGAGCAACTGCCAGCCCGTAGCGTCCAGAGAACCGGCTGCGAGATTTACAGTCCCCATGCCTAGTTCCTGCAAGGCCGCATTTACAATGTCAGAAGCTGTAGTGTATGTGGCCATGCCCAACTCCTAAAATACGTGTAAGGGGGTGCAGCCCGTACACGTTGGGGTAAAACCCCCTAAACTGCGGATGCCTCGTCGTCAGCCTTTCTGGTTTTCTTACCACCTTCCAGCAACGCCAACTTTTTACGCATTTCATCAATCTCTGCCTGCATGGCAGTGAACGGAGCAGCCTCTTTGGACTTCTGCACCCACGCCTGCGCTTTTTGCTTCATGCCGTACAACCCAGCCGAGGAGGAACATGCAGTGTCAGACAGTTCCGCCAACTGCTCCAGTGTACGCACTTTCTTGTAGTGCAACTCCTCAACCTGTGAGCGTGTGATCCAGGGAACCTCGGTCAGTGGTGTGCCCACAACCTGCTCCTCCAGACCCGCCTTGAACCTGCGGTACTGCTCACCGTAAACATGCCGATCGCGTGGACGAACACCCCGACGGACGATATTGTTCTGGTTGCCCGGGGCGATAATCTCGATCCACTCCTGGTCAACGAAAATTGGTCGGCCTTCAGCGTTGGACGCTTTCTTGTCCATCACAGCATGGGTGTAGAACCTTACATAGCACCCCTTGGCGTCGTTCTTCTGGTCAAAATCTGAAACATCAAAATCTGCTACTGCACTCATGTTGCACCTCTCAAATAAATGATAATTGTAACCGTTCCATGGCATCCAACGGTTTTTCCGTGGAAACATCCAATCCATACTGCTCAGTCACACTGCCAAGGTAGCTCACAAGCTCCTCCGGTACAAACCCGGAAGCCATGTAGAACACCCCAACCGTATCCGTCATCTCACAGGTGAACATGTTAGCACATGCTGGCCCCAATGCCTCACAACCAGCCCGTAACTCAACCACATGCTCATGTGGAACAACTATAGTCAGGAACATCAGTACGCCCCGGTCTTGTCGTTGATGTAGGTTTCCAGATTGGTCAGGTCAGCACCAGCCAATAATCCGTTCACCACTACTATCTGGTATATCCTGCCATCGAGCGGGTTGGTAGTCTGGTTGCGTGCGCCAACATAAAACGGTGCGTTGGGGAAGAATGTACCTGCACCGACCGCCGTGCCAGACCTGGTGTTGGTAGGTGCAGCACCGTCCTTGCGCATGGTCATCTGGGTAGCCAGCGTTGCCTGCGTCCTGTCTACCAAAAATGTCATGACTGACGGATCCGCAGCACTCAATGCCACCGAGTCGAAGGCGTAAACCCCAGAGTTCTTGATAGACCCTATGAATGTCGCCGCACCTGCGTTACAAGACAAACTGGTAGCCTGTGCCCCGGTACCACCATGGTCATGGTCAAAAAACAAGTCCGCAGTAGATGTTGTGTCCCTCTGCAGACCAAAACAAAAGGTGGCCAGTGTGTCAGCACTGTAGTCCACGCTATCCGTGGTAATCATACAGTCGTCGATACCATCAAAATCCAGGTAGTAGTACCCATCACTCGTCATGGAGTAAGTGGGTCGCTTGGAGGCCGTGGTCTGGACAAGGTGATGCCCGTTACCTGAGCGATCAAGAACCTGGTACACAGGCTCACCAATCTCGGCAAGTCGTATCTCGCCTGTCGTGTCATTCTTGTAGTAAATCGTGCCTGTCGCACTGGCGTCATACCACGCACCACTATACGGGCCAGCCGTAAACAAGTCGCGTGGGGTGAACCCAGTCTCAAAGTTGAAATACGCAACCTGCGTATCGTTATACGTTTCCAGGTTGTTTATCATGGTGGTGGCCATGAGCTGCCTTATGCGCTCGTCAATCGTACCCTCCGTGATGCCAACCGCTGTGCAAAAAATACCCCACAGATCCTGGTTGGTTGCGGTTGGGTATGCCCCACCAGTCACCGCAATTAAAAATTGACGCTCCTTGTCGGCCAACGTGCCATCTGTGTACCCCAACGATGTGAGGTACGCCAGATAGCCGTCGTTAAGTCCATAAGTCATTGCTATGGATCAGAGTGGGCAGGTCAAGTACACAATCTTGCTTGCCGCAGTAACCGCGATAGCGCAGATGTGGTCCGTAGCAGCCGCAGACACGTCCAGAGTACCGTCGGTGGATCCGACTGGCGTCAATGCGTTACCATCCGCACCAGCAGTGAGTGCAGTAGTCAGCGTAGCCTGCCCAGCAACCTGTATCCAGCCGTAGCCACCATCTGCAATAACGGCCTGCAACACTCCAGCACCGATGTACTTAGAATCTGACAAGTCCGAAGTTACCTTAGTGCCTGTTTCGCCTGTGTAGTATGCGAAGTTGCCCGCAACCGCTGCTACAGGTCCAGCCCCAGTATCATACTCCACATATTTGTACATTTTGCCAGTTTCAGCATCACGTCCAATAGTCCCAACTGTATACTCCGGCCCTTGCGCAGAAGTACGAACAGCGGAAGTGTTCATCCCGATAACATATAAAGACATGGTTATACCCTCAATTCTGTTGAAAAGAAGCCCCCGGTTAAGGGGGCATCCAGTCGCTTACGCGATTACTTCCAGACGGCCTTGGAACTGCGCACCTGAGCAAGTCAGGGCACCGGCCCATGCCAGGATCTGCACTTCGGCATCCTGGTTCACCGAGTAACGCTTGTTCGGTGACAGGCTGACGAAGTTACGCTGGCTGTGGGGCCTCCAGTGCAGGTACTTGGTGTTCAGGAAGAACGCAGTACCTTCTGGGCAGTAGCCACCGATACCACCATCCAGAACCACGTCGGCATCCATGTACTTGATAGTCGGGAAGCCGAGAGTCGCGCTCTCAGGAGTGGTGAAACGCTGGTTAGCCTGCAAGCTGGCCACATAAGCCTGCCATACAGTGCCGTCACATACGATCAGGTCAGGACGGTCAGAGCCACGGATCAACTGCGCCCACAGCTCGTTCATGTCAGCCTGGATCGTAGTGGTGTTGCCCGGATCGTTGAACTTGGAACGCCAGAACGACCATGAAGTACGGTCGATGCCGCCGTAAGTGTTGGTCTGTGAAGCCTCCGCAACATCAGGAACAGCAGCGTCCAGACCTACGATCTGCTTGCCACCAGAACCAGTGCCGTCTGAGTACAGACCATCACTGATCAGGTTCATCATCGTGCTTTCAGCAACGTCGATGCGGCTGGAGAGCAGGTCGATCATCTGCTCAGGGCCAGCGTTCTGCAACAGCTCCAGACCGGATACTGTGACAGGGCAGGCAGCCTGCTTGATGTCGAACTGGGCAGCAGAGATAACGTCCTGCGCAGCAACTGGCAGCAAGTCATAGCCACTGTAGTAGCCAGCGTTGCTGTTTTCCGCGAAAGACAGTTCCTCATAGATCAGACGACCGCCAGAGAACGGACGGCTACGACCGCGCTGCTGCAAACGAGTGAGCAGGGCGTTGTTCTTGGTCACGTTGTCCGCAATTTTGCGGCTACGCTTCTCGATTGTGGTAGCGATGATATCGCTTACATTTGGAAATGACATGGTGATCCCTCCAGGGAGTCAAAGTTAAAGGACAATGTTGCCGGAGGGATCGCCTCAAAAAATATGGAGGTAGGGTTTCTACCTACCTCCAACTGTAGCACTGTATATTCACGGATGCAACAGTATCAGACACGTCCTTGTGAACTACTCCATGCTTTGCGTACCGTGTCGGCTATGCTGTCCTCCGCACCGTCGTCAATCTCGACATGCACACTGCCGGATGGCTTGATGCTGGCCGATGCCGCACGCGCCTGCCGGGTCTGAACCTGCTGGTTGGTCGTACCCCGCGCCTGACGCTCGATCAGGATGCCCCGGATCTCCGGATTGGCCCATGTCGCCATCTCGTAAGCCTGGTTGAGGTCAGATGCCACACCCTTCTCGATCAGGTCAGCCATGTGCAGCCGCACATCGTTGAAAAACTCCTGTTGGCCACCGAACTGGGCAACCTCGTTGTTGACGTAGGACTGCTCCTGCTGCTCCTGCCACTGTTTGATCTGCTGGATCTCACGCTGCAGCTCCTGCGGGATCTGTACCTGCTGCTGTTGCGGGTTGCGCAACACCTCCTGTCCAACCGAGCGGTTGACGATCTCACGCAACGGGATGCCGTACTGGTCGGCGATACCCAACAGTGCGTCGAACTTGGTAGGCAGGTCAGCAGTGCGCAACCTGCGCTCTGTCGCCATCACATTGTCGATGTGCTGCTGTGGACTGACACCCAGACCCTGCAACTCACGGATAATAGGCTCCATGTGCTGCTGGATCTCGCGCAACGGGGCGAACTGCTCCTGCAATCTGGTGGCACCCCGCAGGGCATCCTCCTCCCGGCGCGTGATCTCCTGGCGAACCTCTAGCGGCAGGTTGCCCCACAACTCACGGGTGGCAGGCTTCCAGCTTGATGGGGGACGCTCTGGCGACCACTTGTGCTCGTCCTGCGCAGGAGTTTCCGTTACCGGCTCCGAAACCGCCGCCACCGCATCTGGAGATGTATTTTTAGGCTTAAACCGCCCGTTTTCATCTCGATTGCTAAGGCTCTCAGTAACCTGCGCAGCCTCCTCAACAACTGGCGCAGCATCTGCTGCTTCTGACATGGCGGCTCTAATGTCGTCATGGATGCTGTCCCCTTTAT